CCGCATATCGCGGCCATGATCTCGAAGCCAACGACGTCAAACTGTTAAGCAAGTCTGAAGCGGCTGACATTTACACGCAAAACTATTACCTCGCACCGGGTATTGATCAATTGCCTGAGTTGATTCAGCCCGTGACGTTTGACATGGCCGTGAATATGGGGCCGGTGGCTGCGATTAAATTAGTACAGCAAGCAATCCACAAGCTGGGTTCACCCATCACTGTGGATGGTCACTTGGGCCCACGCAGTTATCAATCGGCGGTCATCGCCTGTAATGTCTATAAAACCGACATCCTGCGTAACATTTGCTTGGCCCGCAAAGAGTTTTATCGTGACCTGGTGGATCAAGATCCAAAGCAGTCAGTATTTTTAACCGGCTGGATTAATCGGGCCAATCATTTTTTAACGGCCTGATTTTGGCAATGATTGACAGCTACCCCGGGTGCCAAGGTACTCCGGGGCTAGCCCCCATTGCGGGGCTAAGTGACCGCGATATTTTTGAGTTTTTTGGTGTCTATAAGTCTCAACTAATAGGCTGTATATGTTCATTAAGTACATGATTAATATATGATTATTGCATTTCTTATCTTTTCTTATGGCAGGTGAGGTTGTCTCTCAAACCGATTGGTTTAGCTGGTCGCTAAATCAGTTTGCACGGGAGTTTGGTATTGCCCGGGAAACCGTGCAAAGCCGACTACGAGCAGCTGGCGTTAACCCGTCTGGTGAGAAACGCGGCTTCCCGGTTTATAGCGTCAGTGCTGCGGCTCGGGCAATATTAATGCCGGATACCTCAGCCAACGGTATGAATGATCCTGCCAAAATGTCGCCAAAAGAACGCGCTGATTGGTATCGCTCAGAAAATGAGCGCTTAAAGTTTGAGCGTGAATCAGGGTTGGCAGTTGGCTCCGATGATGCGCGTGAGCAAATGGCTACCATTGCAAAAATGGGTTTACAGGTCTTGGAGACATTGCCGGATATCCTGGAGCGTGACCACCATCTTGACCACAAGATAATTGCCAGTATTGAAGAGCGTATTGATGCCCTAAGAGAACAATGGGCGCAAGCCGTGGCAGAAGCATAATGACAACTACTGCTGTTGATATTCGCCAAGACATGGCAAAAATGATCAGGCCGACTGAGCGGATATCGGTGACTGAAGCGGCGATACGTTATGTAAAGGTAAGAACAGCCAATGGTGGTGTCGATAAATGGGACCCTAAGCTAACACCCTACATGATTGAACCTATGGATTGCCTGACCAGCAGGGATTACAGCTCGGTAATTTTTGTCGGCCCTGCCCAAAGTGGAAAAACTCAAGGTCTCATCACTAATTTCATGGCTTATGTGATTAAGTGCGACCCTGCCGACTTTATGATCATGCAGACAACTAAAGGCACAGCCCGTGACTTTGATACCCAAGTTATCAAGCGTGCTTTTCGGGATAGCTCTGAATTAAAAAAAGAACTGGCACCTGGTAGCAAAAGCGATAATACCTACGACAAGGTTTTTAAATCCGGCGCTATATTGTTTCAGCGCTGGCCATCGATCAACGAGCTGTCCGGGAAACCGCTTAAGTATGTACTGATCACTGACTATGACCGCATGACCCAAAACATTGATGGGGAGGGTTCCCCCTTTGCACTGGCAGGTCAGCGTACGGCAAAGTTTTTAAGTCGCGGCATGACTTTGGTAGAAACTTCACCCGGTTTTGAGGTGACTGATCCCAAGCACAAAACCAATTTTAATCATGAAGCGCCACCCTGTGGCGGCGCACTTTCCTTGTTCAACATGGGCGATATGCGCCGCTGGTATGTCCAATGCCCTGAGTGCAACGAATACTACATGCCACCCCCGGCTGAATCAGGCTTAGATTTTATCCATGATCGTGATTTGTTTGGCGCAACGGAAACCAGTATTAATCGCGCAGTTAAATTTGTCTGTACTGCAAATGGCTGTCTGATTGATGTTGTACACAAACAGGCCATGAACAATACCGGCCATTGGGTTCCTCAAGGCTGCACTATCCAAAATGGAAAAGTCGTTGGCGAGCCTATAAAAAGCAGTACCGCTTCCTTTTGGTTCCCCGGTATCTTTGCTGCTTACTCAAACCCTCAAGCCCTGGTAGAAAGATTTTTAAAAGGTCACCGCGAATACGATATCACCGGTTCCGAGCAAAACTTGAAAACAACGATTAATGTCAATTTTGGCGCACCGTATATTCCACGGCACTTGGCCGAACTGGATGCCTATACCGGCCTGTCAGATAGAGCTGAAGCCCTTGAGCGTTATTATGTTCCCAATCAGGCCCGTGTTTTGCTGGCTTCTGTCGATATCCAAAACGGTAAAAATTCCCGCTTTGTTGTTGAAGTACATGCCATTGGCGTAGGTCTTGAACAATGGATAGTTGATCGCTTTGAAATTTGTTTTATTGACGAAGGTGATAAAAAACGTCGCATTAATCCGGGCAGTAACAAGGAGGACTGGGATGTCCTGATTGATAAGGTCATCTCCTCCAGCTATCGCACCCACAATGGCAAAAAAATGCTGGTGCATTTAACGGCTATTGATACCGGTGGTGAAGGTGATACTACCAACAATGCCTATGAATTTTACCGCCGCCTTAAAAAATCCGGATTAGGTAACAAAGTCATCTTGGTAAAAGGTAGTTCTGGAAAAAACGAAGTGCCAATAACCCGCTCTTACGGTAAAGACCTAATCGGTAGAAAGATGAAAGATGTGCCTATTTATTTGCTGGCCACCGACTTTTTTAAAGATATCGTCGCCTCCATATTACGCCGCACCTTACCCGGCGGCATGTATTTGCATTTCTCCAAATGGCTGGCTGATGATTACTACGACGAGCTGCAAGCAGAAACCCGTCAGGATAACGGTAAATGGGTACCCATCAGAAAGCGCAATGAATCATTGGATTTAAGTGTCTATATTTTGGCTTGCTGCTGGAAGCTTGGCATCAATGCCGAAAGCTTTAATTGGCAGAACCCACCAGCATGGGCTGCTCCGCTGGATATAAACTGCAATGTTATTAATGCAGAAGAAGCCCGTGAAATACGTGGCTTGGTTGTACCAAAACCTGCTGTACTTCAAAAACCCAAAAGGAATAGCCAACTATTATGACCGGAATAATACAAGAAATGCACCGCGTAGTCACTGGAGTCATTGGTGATGATCAACAAGCTACTGATGTAGTTTATGCGCTGATATCTAAGTTTGGTGGCGCTCACCTATATATGCCTGCCAATGATTATGAATCACGCAAACGGGAGATAATCAGCATGAACAATACCGGTGCCACAGTTGAATGCCTGGCCAAGCGCTTTAAGCTATCAGAAAGGACGATTTATAGGATTTTGGGTAAGCAAATAGCAATCTAACCGGATGCCGTTTAGCGACCAAGAGTCGGTACTACGACTTCGCACACCATGCTTTTTTAATGCCGCGATAAATTGAGCTGTTATGCTGCTCAAATAGCGCGTCTCATCATTGCGTAAACCCTCGCTAATATATGACTTAAGCAGTGTTTGATAACCGGTAAATCCTTTATGCAGCGCTATCTCTTTCATGGACTCAACAACATTAACAGGAATCCGTAAAGTAATAGAGGTCATAGGATGATCTTTAGTCAAACGTTTTTTCAGGCGCTTAGAAAGCATAGGTAGACTCCGTTTTATTTTTTACAAATTGACATATCTTGCATTATTTTGTCACAACAATGCTGTCATGATAGCACCATGGCATTTACTAAAAACCAATTAGATTCACTCGAAACTGCAATTGCACAAGGCGCCTTACATGTGCAATTCAATGATCGACGCATAACCTATCACTCACTGGCTGAGATGATCCGGTTACGCGACACGATGCGTGCAGAACTGGGTATTGCCACACCATCTACCGCCAGATCTCGTATTATCAATATTTCGACAGGTAAAGGGCTGTGAGCATGATCTCTCAAGCCATTACTTTTTTAGTCGGCAATAAAAAAACGGCGATCAAGAACCGCTACGATGTAGCTCCCGTTAAGCGCCGCTATGATGCGGCCAGTAGAAGCACCCGTACCAGTAATTGGTTAACACCGGCTACCGATGCAACCTCGGCAATCGTCAATCCTTCCGTTATTCGTAACCGTGCCCGTGATTTAGTCCGCAACAATCCATGGGCCAACAAAGGCTTATCGGTAATTGTTAATAATACCGTGGGCTATGGTATTCGCGCCCAATGGCAGTCAAAAAGCAAACAAGCGACAAAGCGAACACAAGACCTTTGGAAAGCCTGGGCAGAATCAACCCAGTGTGATGCGCAGGGTATGCATAATTTTTATGGCATCCAGCAAATTGTCATGCGTGCGGTAGTTGAGTCGGGTGAATGCCTGATTAGAATGCGCTCTCGTCTTGCCTCTGATGGCTTATCAGTACCGTTTCAATTACAGGTACTGGAATCGGATTTCCTTTATACCTTTGCTGATGGACCGTTAGCCAATGGCGGCTATGTTCAGCACGGTATTGAATACGATGTTATTGGCCGGCGTGTTGC